AAGTCCTCTGCTTCGTTACGCACCGGCAACGTCAAGCTGAGTGTGAAGCCCTTCTTTGCAGGCGCTCCGCACACCCCGAGCAGATACCCACCGATGCACTCCACGCGCACGTCTTCGAAGTGCTTGTGCAGGTAACGCTTGAACTCAAGCGCCGTGAACTTGATTGTGTGCTGCGCTTCCTCGTCTGGACCGAGCCGGTTGTTTGGCACACTAAAGAACGCACCGCCGATGCAGCCTGTCGCCTCTGCGACCACGCTGTCTCTTGCTTCGGCGCTCAAGTGCTCAAGGAACTCCGTCGCGATGGTGTAGTCGTGCTCTGAAAGAGCGGTGCAACGATCGGCTTCAAAGTCCCAGACTTCGCCTGACAAGCGGCTGTCTGTTGCGGCGTTGATGTGCTGGATCGCCTCTTGGCTCTGGTCAAGCACATGCCCAAGTGACAACGGGTGCGCCTTGCATATCTCTCGCGCCAGCACGCCGATACCACCTCCACAGTCGGCAAAGGCAAACTCCTTGTCCTTGGGCAGCAAAGACACGATCCGTGCGTAGACGCTTGACATCGCAGTCGCACGCCACGTTTCGTCGCCTTCCGCTTTCCAGATCGCGTCCCACTTCGCGCCGGAGTTGGCCTCGCGTGCCTGCGTTCGTACTTGCTCTGCGTTCATCTCGCTCATGCTGCACAACACGAGCAAGGCTCAGAAGCGGTAGGAAGCTCGCTGTGAAGCAACGAAGGAGGGGGGTTCCCCGCTGCCACTTTGCAAACCTCCCGCCGCCTCTGAGCCTTACTCGCCCTTCCTTGTGCCAGAGCCTACGCTAGCCTTGACGCGGCGGGTAGAGCTTTCCGCCCGTCGCCATCAGCTTCACGTTCGCAGCCGCGCCGAGCGTGATCGTCGTCACGCGGAACGCGCACACATGGCCGCGCACGGGCATCACGCCCGACAGCAACGGCGTCAGCGTTTGCGGAGCAAGCTCTGCCCACACTCGGCCACGAGTGCCGAGCGCATCTTTGATTGCGATGAGCGGTGTGACCACGACCGATGTGCCACCCGCCACGTTGAAGACTGGCAACACATACACGTCGTCCCACGTTCGGCCATCCAGCGTCACCATGTCCGCTGTGACGCCCGCGCCGATCTCAGCCGCGTTCAGGTTGTCAGGCGTCCACAGGCCCGCCGCTGGCGCGTCTGCCGCTGTGCGCGCTGCACGCACGATCGCAGAAGCCGACGGCCCAGGAAGCTTCAAGAATGCGTTGGTCGTCATGGCTTCTGCTCCTTCGGGCTAGAGCCCGAGTTGGTCGATCAGGCTCTCTCGTACCATTGCCTTCGATGCCTTCGGCACATAGTCCACGGCGTTCGCCTCTGCCAGCGTGCGCAATTGCGCAAGGCTCATATCCTTCAGCATGTCACGAGTCACACCGATGCCATCGCTACGCTTGGCGCTCTTGGCTGCCGGTGCAACGGCGGGAGCTTGCTGCGGAGCGCCGACGCGACCGCTTGCTGGCACCTCACGCACGCCACTCGCCAGTCCTGCAAACTTGCTCGGCTTGGCTCCCGCCTTGTGCGAGATCACCGGAGGCGGTGCAGCCTGAGAGCCGATGCCGTCAAAGCCAGCCGCTCGCGCAGCCGCCTTGAGTTCCGCCTCCACCGTGTCGCGGTACTCCGCAGTCGTGAGCACCTGGAAGAACTTCACGCCGGGGGATTGCTCCAGGTCGCTGATGCTATCGGCCTTTTCTGCGCTCAGTTCGTACCAGTTCCCCGCGAGGAACAATTGCCCACCCACGCTGACGCGCTCTGCCTTGCCCTTGGTTGCCCGCGTGACGGGTAGCACTCTCACAAACATTGATTCTGACATGGTCTGTTCTTCCTTTTCGTTGACGGTGTATCTAAAGCAAAAGACTCGCGCCTACTGCTTGAACGGCAGTAGAGCGCGAGTCCCTTGTGAGTCTGCGAGCATCAGCCGAGCGTGACGGTCTGCGCTGGCGCAGTGCCAGACGTCGCAGCGTTCGCGTCCGACTTCAGTTCGATGGCAAGCGTCCGCGTGGCGATTGCCGTGGTGCGGATCTCGTTGACGAGCGTGCGGAGCAAGCCCATCTCCGCAGCGGAGGGCGGGTTGGTGAAGGCAGCCGTTGCCGGTGCCGCGATGGCAGCCGGGTCGGGGCTCGTCACGCTTCCGACGACGATGCCGTTCAAGGCGACCTTCACGGCAATCGCAAGCGCACGATTCTCGATGGTGGTCGTGCGAAGCTCGTTGGTGAGCGTGCGCAAAGTCGACATCTCACCCGCTGACGGCGGGTCAGTGAAGGCACCGATCGCGCCAGCACTCACGGCAGTCGGATCAGCCGTGACAATGTTCAACCCATCGTTGACGGCAGTGCCGAGCGCGCCGATGTCAGTGACAAGGCCACGCACGATCGTCGCGAGGTCAGCGCCCGGAGTGCCGTGACCCTTCTGCTGGTTCTGCCCACCCTGGAAGTGGTTTGGAAATACCTTCATGTTCGTGGCCTTTCAGTGCGCTTGTTGCCGTGCGGCGTGCTGCAAGACTCGCTCCTGCAGCACGCGCCCGACTGATGGTTCTACTGCGTGAAGACCGCAAGCTGGAGGCCCGTGTGTCCGCTCAGGTCGGTCGCTGCCGTCACTTCGGCGCCAGGAGCGCCACCCGTGCTGACGAACGCCTGGATCTTCCCGGCGCTGCTCACGCGGAAGAAACGCAAGGTCGCGCCGTTGTAGTGCGGCACGGTCTCCGACCACTCGACGGTTCCACCGGCAAGCGATGCAGACACGTCCTCGCCGCCCGTGGGGTAGCTGGCGTCCATGTCCACGTTGAGGGTCTGCATCCGGCGCGGCGCGGACGCCTGACCGGTGCTGCGAACGACTGAGTTGACTGTGATTGCCATCTGGTTTGATTCTCTTTCTGTGCTTGTCCGTTGGGCTTGCGAGCCGCGCTACCGTGCGCAGCCCTGGCGCATCAAACCGCGACGATCCCAGTCGTCTTCACGACCGCGCCCTCGTGGGCGTACTTGAAGTCGATGCGGAGGCTGGACACGATGATCCACACACGCGAACGGATGTCGCGCTCGCTCTCCAACTCGATCTGATCCCACACGCCGAACAGCATGTTCTTCGGGTCGCACAGGAGCATCTCGGTTTCGTTCGTGCCGCCGCCGAGGTTGGTCGGGAACACCGGCACTTCGATCACCGGGATGCCGCTGAAGGGACGCACTTCGCCGTCTACGACCGCGCTGTCACCGAGGCCCGTTGCACGGTCTCCGATGCTCTCGTGGTAGTCGATGACCGCCTCGTCCGCGCTCATGAAGCGCAGGTTGCGACGGTTGCGCCGGAACTCGCTCGGCATCGTCTTCATCGCGTCCTTGAGCACGCCGCGATCCAGCGTGCCGCCACCCGCGAGGGTCACGTTCGTGGTCGCTTGCACGCGGAAGCCGTCCAGCGTCGACAGGAGGTCGTCAACGCTGGTCACGTCGCCGTTGAACGCCAGGTCTTCCAAGTCGAGCGAGATGCGCGCCGACAGGGTCTCTTCGATGGTCTGCGTGAAGCGGTTGCCCTCGATGCTGTCCTTGAGCGCGTCGAACGACACGCGGGACTCGCACTGGACCAGCTTCGCGTCGAGTTCCACCTTCGACGTGGACGGGCGGCTGCGCTGCGCCTCGGGGAGCGCGGTCGCTTCCGTGCCCTTGCGCAGCACGCGAGCGCCGAACCGGATCTTCTCGCGAAGCTCCTTCGGCGAGCGCATCGTGACGCGCTCCATCAGCGGCAGTACAACCGACTCGTCGATTGCAAGCTGGATGAAGCGGTCCGCTTGCGCGGGCGACAGCAATCCACCGGGGGCCAACTGCGCGAGAAGGAAGTCTGCCTTCTCAACGATCTCTCGGTTATCTAGTGCGGGCATCGTTCTTTCTCCACTTCAAATGATTGTCAGGGTTGCGAGTGCTTGTTGGTTCTATTGACGCTGCGATTGCCTTCAGGCAACCCACGATCGACCGGCGCGAGGATCCTTGCGCTTGGTCGAGACACTTGGCGCGACGGGCAAGGAAGGCCCATCGATCGGAGCCGACGCCGGAGCAACGGGTGCCGAAGCACGCTTGACGACGGGCTGGGGTGCGGGAGGTGCAAGCTTCGCCAAGATTGCCGCAGTAGCGGTATTGACCGCTTCTGCAATCATCTTGGCAACCGATTCTGTGTCGAGCACGGGGTCGGCTGCGACAGGCTCAGCGACAGGCTCGGCAACGGGCTCTGTGGCAGGCTCCGCAGCGGGCTCCGCAGCGGGCGGGTCAGCAACGGGCGGGGCATCCGTGGGACTGGCAACCACGGGCTCCGCAGGCGGCTCCGCAGCGGGGTCGCCGGGTGGCGTGCTGTCAGACTTCTGCACGCCAAGTTCTGTGAGCAGCTTGGACAGCATCTCGAAAGCGGCTTGGAGCTTGGTCAACCGCGCAGCGCTCATCTTCGCGCCGACCTTGGCAACCTCGGCAACAGCCGACTCTGCTTGGATCACGATGGCGTCTTGCGCTTCATCGTCCGAAAGCGGAGCAGCCAGCACTTCGGCCAGCAACGCATCGGCACCCTTGGCAAGAGCCGAGACAGTCTCCGCAAGCGGACCTTCTGCCTTTGCATCGCCCAGCGACTTCGCAACGCCACCGAGCGCGTTCTGCGCAAACTGCGCCAGTGACATCGGGTCGCTATGATCCGCGACCATCGTGATCAAGCGTCCGATCACTGCGAGCTTGTCAGCCGCTTCGGAGCCCAGCTTCGACAGGAGGCCAGCCACTTGTTCGTCGGTCATCGTGACCACCGTGCCGTCAGCCATCGCCTTCGGGCTCGGGTACGCTTCCATCATGCCCCACAGCAAGTCGCAGATCGCCTTGATCTCCGCGCCCAACTCCGCAGGCACCGGCTCCGCAAGCTGCTCCGCGCTCTCGGTCGCCATCTTCACAGCGTTGAGCACAGACACGAGGCGTTCGGTTGCCTCAGTGAGCGTGCCCATCATGGACTCTTTGACGGGGCCGGGGATGGTCAGTTCCATCTTGGTCGTGGCCGCTCGCTTTGTCTTGCCTGGCATGGGTTCGTTCTCCGTGAGCTTCACTACAAGGAATCGGCGTCGGTTGGCAGCGCGGTCAACGAGAGACACTTCTTCTGGAAGGATGTCGCGGAGCCTGAATCGTGCAGCGAAAGGCAAGCCGAGCGCAAGTAGCGCCGATGCCAAAGCCTTGTCTGCTCGTTCATGGATGTTCATCACAAGTCAGTGTCATGCTGTCAACGCGCAAGGAGCATACACCGCCGTCTGCGCTCTGGGAAGTGGTCAACGCAAGCGATCTTTCAGCGCCGTTCCACCCATGCTGAAGCCGGTGAACGCCCCAGACTTGACCGCCTCCCACAGCTTGTCGTCCTCAACCCGTACCGCGAGCATCCACGTCCCTGTAGGAAAGCACTCACCACAATGGGTTTCGGGTGCCTTCGTGACGTAGTTCTCCAGCACCTTGACGCCCGTCACAGGGACGCCTCGGTGCATGATCTTGATCTTGTGCCCAAAGAACTCCATGAACGAGTGGCACGCCTTCTGGACCTCGGTTGCGTCGTAGATGTCGCCCTGAGCATCCACTTCCTCGGGCACGAGCACCACGCCAAACACAAAGCGCTCGCCAGCCAGGTCAAAGCTGTCGCCGCTCGATCCCGTGCCTGCCTCTGACTTGAGCAAGCGCACCACGCGCTCGCTCTTAGTCACGTCAGGCGCGTGCTTCTTGACCTCACCAACGCGCAGCAACTCTCGGACGTGTTCCACCGTTGCGGCAGGCGCATCGACAACGCGAACGGCTGCCGCTGGCCCAAACCACCTGATGCGGCGCGGAAGCTCATCCTCCAGCAAGAACTCAAGCGACTCCACTTCGATCACGTCGCCCACCTTGGCGTCTAGCTTGCGATTGCCCGTCGTGCCGATGATGACAAAGTGTTCGTCGCCTAGCTTCGCGACTTCGGCCCAGTCTTGGATGTCTGCATCTTTGATTGGTCCAATGCCGCCAAGGAAGTTGAACACGCCTGGTGATCCGCTGACTGTATTGCGCTGGAGCACAACCACGTTCAGCGTGCGGATCAGCTTGACCTTGCCCCACAGATCGTTCTCGCCGCCGAGCGAGTAGGTAGCATCAATCTGCTTCATCATGCCGCCTTCGCTGCCTTGCTGGCTACTCGACCAGCGCAACGCAGTCAGCAGAGCGTCGCGACTCTGCGCGAGCTTGCGCGGCACCAAGACAAACCGCTTGCTCGGCTTGCGCTCGGCAAAGAACGCTTCAAGCAGCTTGCGGCGCTCGACCTGACTGCGCTGCGTGATGTTGCCTGCTCCCGGCAAGTACAGCGCATCGAACACCATCAAGCGCACGTTGGCATCATCAGCAGGCGACGTGCCTCTGAAGCGCGCCAACTCGCGGCGCGGCAAGAAGTTGCCCGCATCGTCCACGGCCATCATCTCACCATCGAGCACGAAGTCGCCGCCGAGCGCGTGCGCGTCTTGCATCAAGCCTGGCAAGTTCTGCCCGATGTCATTGCGCCCGTCTGTCATCAACAGCGTGCCACCTTCAACGCCGGTCCTGCCGTTCCAGCGCTCTAGCACCGCTCTGAACCCGTTGTACTTCGGCTCGACTTGCACCCCAGACGCAAGCAACTCCGCTCCAGCCTTGCCAAGAAAGTTGGTAGCTGCGTCTTCAATGCTGCGGAACACGTTGGTCTTCTTGCCCGGTGCTTTCATCGGGCTGAACAGTGCAGGCGGTCGCAAGGCAGCACGGTCGCCTCCTTTGTCGTCGTCCAAGGAGCGCGCAGCAGGGTCCCATACCTGCGTCCCGTCGCCGCGTGTGCGGTGTGCCTTGCTGGTAGGAGCAAGCTGTACGCGAGCACCAAGCGCCACGTCGCCAAGCGCTGCGTCAGCGGACAGACCGGTGTATCGCCCGTCTGGCAAGCGGTGGATGTGACTGCCGTGACTGCCGACAGGCGGTCCCGTGCGTTCATCTCCCGCAGGCGGGAGCGAGTGCGTGTGCCCGTTCGTGTTGCCTGCCACGCCCGTAGACCCGTCGCCGGGGATGTGGTGTGTGTGCCCTTCAACCTTTGCAACGTCTAGCGGTTCAGCGGGCTGCACTGGCGACAAGACGAACAGCGCAGACCCAGGTTCTTCGCGGACCAACGTGTACGCGCCGCGCAGCCTTGCTCCACGGAACTCGATGTGGGCCATCTGCCCGCCTTCTGCTTCATCAACTACCGCATCGCCTACATCGTCCACGCGAACATGCGATGGCGTGGCCTTGGTATCGTTCAGCAGGAGCCCGCCGACCTTCGTGCCAGGTGATGCGTCACCGCCTTCGTAATCAAGCATCGCTGCGTCAACTGGTACTGCAATCGCGCCCACGCTCCTGTCGCCAGCGAGCGGGTCGTGCTGTAGCTGATAGTCCACTGCTCCGTTGCCGTTACGGTCAGACACAACGAGGTGCCACACTTCACGCGATGGCGCAGACCGGACCACGGTTGGGCCTTTGAACGCTTGGTAGAGCAGCTTGAACGACCGGACGTCTTGCGCCTTAGCAACGGGCGCAGCGTTGCCGCTATCGAGCGGCGTAGTGGGTCCGAAGAAGCGCTTCTGCGTGACGCGCACAAACTGCTCGTCCATCACTGCGACGTTCGACTCAGTGAACACCTTCGCGGCGACCAGTGCATCTCGCGTCTCGCGTGCATCCTTGGCCGTGTCTGCTTCCCAGAAACGCAACTCACGCGGCGTCTCCTGCATGAGTGTGACGGGCATGGCGCTGACGCCGAGCGGAGGCATCGTGCCCTTTGCGACAGCGTGGCGCTTCAGCACGCCTGGCAATGCCGATCGCGTGAACCCCGCTGTCCAGAACGCTCGCGGATTGTCTTGCATGCCTGCCGCTTGCACTGCGCGCTCGTCTGGGATCGAGCCGCCGACAAGCTGACGCATGAACAGCAACCCGTTGAAGCGTGGATCACCCGTGAGGAAGTACTCATGCGAGAACGCTTGTTGCATCCCCCACTCGGCCTTGGGAGTAGCAAGCTCGATGAACACGCCTGCTTCTTCAGCCGTCGCGCCGACCTTGCCTGGGGCTGCGATCATGTTGCCGATGTGCAGCCAAGCAACAGGCTGACGCAGCTTTGGCACTGCGAACACGCGGTCAGGCATGAGAAGCGGCTTGTTGATGCTTGACCCTTCCATGTTGAACTGGCGTCCGATGGCGCGTCCTTGCGCAATGGTGTTGACGTCAGAGATCGTTCCAGCGTGCTGCACTGCCATCGTCCAGCCGATCAGATACTCGTCTGTGACTGCCATGCGCAGATCAAGGTGGACGCTTGCACCGCGAAAGTGAAACTGCACTACCGCGTCTCGCGGACCAGGCTTTGCCGGGTACTCAAGCAGCGGGTCGTCGGACTTTGCTGCGCCACTGGCTGTCCCATGTGCCTGCGAGCTTGCGTCGGCCATCTCGATGACGCCCCGACCGTCGTGCGGCACAAGGACCAAGTCGTACAGCGGAACGTGAGCGGTGAACGGTCCAGTGGCGTCGGTATGGAACTGCGCTCGTTGCGACAGGCGCGGCGGGAGCGCACGACCAAGCCGGAACATGATCGTGTGAAGCGTCTCTGCGTCGAGCGGCCCACGGATCAACAAGTCAATGTCGTTCTTGCTGACGCCTGCATTGCAGATGGACCCGACTGCATAGACGACGGGCATGCGCAAAGCGATCGGCTTGGCGTATGCGTCAAGCAGTTCCTCAAGCGTTGCCGGGTCGTCAGCGTGTGCGTTCACGCCGCTCGGGTTGATGGGAGCGAACGCACCCTTGTTCACGGCAAGCCACTCAACCGTTTCCGCAGTCAGCGTGTCCACTGTGTCGTGTTGCAACGCTCGACGCTCAAGCTCTTGCACGACAAAGGCGTGCGCGTTGACAACGTCTTCCCGCGTGAGGCCGATCGCTTGCGTTGCGTTGCGGCCCGCGAACTCGCGCTGGAAGATGACATGAAGCCATGCGTCCATCGCACGCAACGCATCTTCGCTCATAGCACTCAGCGCATGCAGATCAGGCGCACTGACAAACGCGATGGCTTCGTCTTCTCCGTTCACAGCCTTGCGCAAGTCTCGCTCCAGGTCCACGTCCGCGCCGTATCGGTGCCCTTCAGGTGGATGAGCAAGCGGGAGCACAGGATCGAACTCCGTCAGCAAGACAAGCGGCAGGTAGAAGAACCCTCGCTCCGCTGCAAACTCAACGGTCGAGAAGCGGTCGATGCCGTCGCGAAGGTTGCCCAGCGCGCCGAAGTCGGCAATGGAGATCGGTTCTTCGTACATGACAACCGCGTAGACGTTGGCACCTTCCACACCCATCATGGATGCCGTGCCTACCTCGTTGACCAGTGCCATCGGAACGCCGACTCGCGCCGAGCGCTTGTATCGCGACAAGATTCCAGCGGTCTGCTTGGCTTTGAGCCGGTCTACAAGGAACTTCGGGTCAGGCATCTTGATCGACGGCAGCGAGCCCGTCGGCGGTCCAGCCTTGGCAGCCAGCACGCGACCGGCAAGGGTAATCGCAGCGTCAGCGCGCTGCTCACGTTCACGTTGACCGGTCATGCTGAGTACGCCTGTTCTGCTGGAGGCGGCTCCCATTGCTGACCGTCCAGCGTTGCTTGGAGGGCGTGCGGGAGCACTGCGCAAGCCTTCCGTGTGCTGTACCGCATGTCACCCTTGAGCACGATCAACCAGTCGTAGCAGATGTTCACGCGGCGTCGCGTCTCGGTGTCGGTCGGCTGCTCATTCAGCAGCACAACGCGGCGCATCACCCGTTCGCGCAAGAAGCTGCCGCGCACAGCGGTCCCGATGGCCTCGCGGACCAGCAAGAGGTTCTTTCGCGAGCCGAACAACTCAAAGACGGCTGCCTTCTTTTTTTCCGCGTCCATGCGGCAGAGGGTACACCGGCTGTCAGCTAGCTGCCAGACTGGAGAGCCTTAGTTGCGACTAACGCTCGCGCCGCGACACGCTTCGTTCTTGGCCCACGGAACGGGAGCGTCAACTGCCGATCAAGGATGGCGCGGCAGTTCCGGCACGTTGCCGACTCGGGCATCAGCGCAACGTGGTCCGTCGTGCCGCGCACGGTTACACCACACAAGAACACGGGTGGCTTCCCCGCGATCTGGACGATCAGGTGACGCGGTCTTGAGGCAGTGGGAGTGGTCTGGTTCATCGCTTGAACTGCGGCAACGTGTAGCAACGGCACAACTCGTGAGCAGGCGGCATCGTTGTACCTGCGGCGTCTGCAAGCGGCTTCTCAACGCTGACCACTTTGTCTCTGCCCTCGCCTTGCACCCTGCCCATCAAAGCGCCGAGCGTGCCATCTGGGCCTCGGACATGGATGTCGCCGTCTACCTCAGTGTAGAACGGCGCGACGGCGATCATTGCGTCTGGCGATGCGGCGCGCTCCATCCGAGTTACTTGGTCGCGGGCGATGCTTACGTCTACCACTTGCCCGTCCATGAGCAGGCAGATGTTGCACGTCCTCTCGTCAAGCACAGTGGTCCAGACGTAGTAGGTGATGTCGGCCTGCTCATACCCCGATAGCTGACCGATGCTGCTCGCCCGCGTCATCGCAACGCTTGCGACGGTGCGGTAGTACGCTTCGGTCCTGCCGGTGATCTTCGACTTCAGCGCGTCGTGCAAGTCCTTGCCGACTGTGTGCTGGTCAAGCCCTTGCGCTACGCCACGCGCAATGATGCCCCGAGCATCCTTCTCCCACGCCTGCGCTCTGCGCCCGTACTCGTTCGTGAACCAAAACGGCATGTCTTTGGAGATGTTGCTGACCGCTCTCACGTCTTTCAACGCGAGTGACGGTGCAGCGCTAGCGAGCGCCTTAGAGCGCGTGCTGCCGCGTGCCGTCCGCAGCAAGATCGGTTCAGCAGCTTTGAACGCGGCGCGCATGCTCGCCGCCTTTGGGATGCCTTGAGCGAGTAGATTGACCTGGATCGCCATCTTGACGAACTGGGCTTCAGTCATCTTGTCCCACTTGAGGTCGAGCGCAGCGATGGACTTCGTGAGCATCGCCTTCTCGGCGCGTGTGCCAGCACGCATCAGGATCTTCGCCAACGCCTCTGCGATCTTCGTTCTGTCCGCAGGGTGCAACGGGTTCAGCGCCTTGTGAGACTGCACTCGCAGGACCGATGCAGGCCAGAACCACGCGCCTGAACGTAGCTGCATCGCGCCGCGCAACACCTCAGCGGGCTTGCCGCTGCGCGCAGACATCTCCGCTGCACGTTGCTGCGCCTGCGTTTCCGATGCGCAGCGCTTCAGCGTGCGAGTGGTGCTGTCCCATGCGGCGTGCGCGCTACACGCCACGATCACGGGCGGATCGAGGGCGAGCGTATCTGGCCCGAAGCGCTTGACTACCCGCCACGGAGGGCCGAGCACGCCAGTCGCTTCGGGGTGCGTATCGCTTGCAGTCAACTCCATTGCGCCTACTCAGCAGCCTGTTCCATGTCGTCTGCAATGGCTGAAGCGCTTTCGGCGCGGCTTGCGTTCTGCGCAGCATCACCCGCGTCAGCCAACCGGCGCGCTTCGTTGGC